CAGGCGGGAATTTGCTATGGTCTACATCTGTTCCGAATCCGCGTACGATTCAATCCGGAGACAAACCGAAGTTTTTGAAAGACGGCACACTCGTCCGATTCACAAACTAACGAGAAAGAAGGCGAGGAGAATGACGATGAAGCCGATGTATCCAGCAGTTGTCAACAGTCCAAGCACCGAATTGGCAGCGGATATTACAGTAGATGCGACAGAGATCACTGTAATATCTACAGCGGGACTTCCGCCTGCGCCGAACATGTTGACGATTGGCATCGATGAGACGGCGGAGACGGTTAGGTATTCGAAAGTTGACGGAAAAAAGTTGACGGTTGAGCGTGGGTTTCAAGGTATTTCTAAATCATGGAGCGCAGGGACGAAAGTTGCTCGATACTTCACCGCGTACGATCACGATGCGTTTCGTGAGAATGTAGAAGCATTGTTTGGCACTTCACTCGCGAGTAATGGGAGTGTGTTTATACCTGCACACGAACCATTTCGAGCTTGGCAAGGTGTTTGTACTGACGGTACGTATATTTATCTTGTTACCGACAATCCGGAAACTGGGATACAAGATCATGAAAACATAATTAGTGTTTATGACCTAGAAGGTAATTTTATATATGAAAAACGAAATGCCTATTCTAGAGTCGATAGTGACGGAAAACAAATGTCTTTTGGAGATATCAGTTTTATAAATAATGTGTTATATGTAACTGCGTATAACATAAACGGAGGGGGAGCACATCCTTATGAATCTAGGGTAATAACCTATTCGTCATATTCCCCGGAAGCTGGTATAAATATGATTCAAGAGACTGACATCGGCGATGGAGTAGCAGAGTGCGTTGCAGGAGATTCAGATGGATTCCTTTGGATGAGTTATCACGACAGACAAATAGTACGTAAGTTTGATGTTAGTCTGGCACTGGTAAAAGAGTATCCTTTACCTACTGCAATAAGCCGTTATGGTGGATACCAAGGGCTGTTTTGGGAGAATGGACTTCTGCACGCTAACATGCACGGCCCTAACTTTCACGGAGATGACTTCGAGGGGCATATTGATGTTTTCCAGTTTGATAATGAAGCATTTGTTCTTCTGGAGCGTATTACACCACCGACTTTTGGAACTACTCAAGGAATGTGTGCTTGGAAAGGAGTGTACTTATTTAACGATCGGTCGAACAATGGGATAGTTATTGTAAAGAATTTACGACAAGGCAACGTCAATAAGAGAAAATCGATATCGCTACGCCAGAGTTTCGTAAGAGCAGTGTTAGTCAATAACTATGAAGTATATGACAAGACTTATGACCGCTCGCCAAAGTTTTATCAGGATATTGAAGGCCGCATTCACTTCTCCGGAATATGTAAACCGACTACATCTACTATACGCGATGCCAAAGCATTTGCCTTACCTCTATCATACATTCCGGAGTTCAGTTTGAATATATGTGCATGCACTAACCTTGGTGTTTGTAGATTAGTTGTTGTCGGTAATAATAGTACGACTCCTGATTTGAAGGGACATGTGATACCATTTTTACCTCCGGAAGTAGAATGGGTGTCTTTTGATGGGATTAGCTTTCTTGCCGACCCTTCCAATATGATGTAATGGTGTGGTATAATTACGTGGATTTTTTACATCAGGAGGGGTTGTTTTGTCAAGAAACATAGGACTCGATCTTGCAAGAAGTCTCGCTATTGTCATGGTGTTAATAAGCCATAGTCGAATGTTCTTTGACGAAGTTAATCTCCAGTGGGTTTCTTTTAATGGTTTAATTGGGGTTGAGTTGTTCTTTGTGCTGAGTGGTTTTTTAATTGGTCAGATTATAATTAAAGATGTACTATTTAAAGGCTCATATAAATCATTATATACTTTTTATCAAAGAAGATGGTTTAGAACTTTACCAGTGTATTTTTTAGTAATGATGGTTGTGGCTGTCGTGTCAAAGAGAAATCCACACTGGACAAACTTTCTCTTTATGCAGAATTTTAACGGTGACTTCTTTTTGCCTGTATCGTGGAGCTTATCAATAGAAGAATGGTTTTATCTTATAATACCTCCTGTCTTTATTATTGCGTTGTTCAAATCAAAAAGTCGCACTGGATTTTGGTTTGTGTCTGCTTGTGTTGCGATAATATTAATATTCACTGTGATTAGGTTTACCGTTGTTTTTACATACAGTCCATCTTGGGATTTTGGAGTACGAAAACAGATCTATTTGAGATTTGATTCGATAATGGTTGGTGTGTTATTGGCAGGTATAAAGTTGTACTACTCCGACTTCTATAACAAATTAACGAAAAACAGGATAATGTTAAACTTACTTGCTTTATCCTCTTTCATTTTTGTTATCGTATTTTATATATTTACTTTAGATGCTGGCGGAAATGTCATGGATTCTTCATTGTTCGGAAGGACTTTTTTCTTCAATGTAATTCCATTAAGTTGTGCTTTAGTCGTACTTTCTTTGTCGAGCAGTAGCTGGATTGAGTCGTTTCCTCGCAATAAGAGATCGGTGAAATTTATTTATTTTGTAAGTGTGACTAGTTATTCAGTATACTTAGTTCATTATGAATTGTTTGTATTTGTTCGTCCGTATATTATGATGTATGGTGTTCTAACAAAACTGCTATTGCTTGCAGTCTTAATAATTATTACTTATGTAATATCGTTCATTATTTATAAATATTATGAGAGTCCATTTTTACGATTAAGAGATAAACTAACCATTCAGAACACACATAAAACAAACTTTGGTTCATAATAATCAATAACGTCCGCGGGGGCGTTATTTTTTTAGGAGGTATAATGTTTTCATTTAACCTAATTCCATTTAACGGAGCTTTCACCGCAGAGACATACTTTAACGTTATGATTGAATCTCAGACGGGTATATCCGCGAGACTGAGTATCGACATGCCAGTCGCTATTGTTTTCGAAAGTACCAGCGAAATGACGTCCTCGATGTTGCGGGAATATACTCTCGATTCAACGGTGATCGAAACGGCTGCTGAACTTATTACGCAATTGATTCGCGAAAGGTTGCTACATACTTCGCATGTGGATTCAGCAACCTCCTTCGATGTTACCGTCACTCATTCGCACGTAGACGAAATACGTTTCCTTGGCGACTTTAGGCCGGGGGACAAGCTCGTTATCGACACGCGGAAAATGACCGTTACTTTGAACGGGCAAAACGCGATTCACTTGTTGGACGGCGACTTCTTCGAATTGGTACTCGGGACAAACAAAATCACGTATTCAGACGGAGAAGGTGCGCGGAACATATTAACGCGGATCACGCACCGCGACAAATTCTTGTATTGACGGGAGGTGTACGATTGCGTTCGTACCTCGAAACCTATGATAAAAACATGCGGCGCGTCGGCATTCTCGTCGATGCAACGGATATACAACGGCGAAGACGGCTCAATTCCGACTATGAGCTGTCTTTTTTATTGCCGATGACTAGCGCGGACTTCCGCGATAAAGTACAACTCAAGGGACATGTGCGAGATGAACGCGGACAGTATTACGTCATTAACTCGCGACAACGTGTACGAGATGGTCGCAAGTTGACGGCGAACATCGTCGCCACTCACGTAGTGTTCAAATTGACCGATTACAAAATGCCGTATTCCTCGTATATTTCCGAGGCGTACGGCGTTCATGTTTCACGGCTGACTGACGCGATATCGGCGGCGACTAACGGAAAGTTCCGGTTCTCCATCGACGATTCCTTCGACCTATACGATGTAAAAGACTGGGGTCGAGGCAATGCGCTCCAGGCGTTGAATGACGTCATCAAAATGTATCGCGTCGAAGTTGATCCGGATAATTTCGTTATCCATCTGCGGAAGAAAATCGGCGAGGACAACGGATTGCAGTATCGTATCCGGAAGAATATCGTATCGACGAACTTTCGCGATGAAGTCGGCTCACTTGTCACACGTATGTACGCGCAAATGAAGGACGGCCGGACATTCATCGGATTGGACGCGTCGTATTTGACCGATGAGGAACGCGCGCTCCTTTTACAGATTCCTGGCGCAATCGCCAACGGAAAGCTTGCCGTGAACTATCTTATCTCGCCGTATCAAGCGTATTGGGCATCGGAGTCCATTCTATATTTCGACGGCGAGATTATTGAACAGGATCTCGAAGATCCCGTGAAGCTTCTCGAAGCGACTCGGAAGGCATTACGCGAGCAAGAGGTTCCGTCTTTGGAAGTCGCAGTGTCCGCCGCTGACCTATTCAAGCTCGACAAGACGGAGCCGCGTCCGGGGCTTGGTGATATGGTTAAGTGCATCGACCCGGAACTCGGACTCGATCACACATCCGCGCGGATAACGGAGTTGACGGAGTACCCGTTCGCGCTCGACAAGCATGCGCAAGTCACCGTTTCAAACGTCATGCTTCGCGATTACCAAGATATCATCGCGGACTTGGAACGGAGCAAACGTGTGGTCGATAATATGTTCTCGGGCGGACGGATTCGAACGGACGTGTTTGAGAACTTCGCCAAGCTCGCCGTACAGGACATCCACGCGTCGAAGACGGAGATTAAATACGATGATCGTGGGATTATCCTCATCGACAAGACGGACAATCGAAATCAAGTCGCGTTGACATCGAACGGCATTGTCATATCCACTGATGGATTGCAATCCGCGAGAGCTGCGATAACTGCTCGTGGGATTGTCGCGGAACAAATCGTCGGACAGCTCGGTAGCTTCGTATCGATGCTCATAGGCGCGGGGAACGACGTGGTGCAGATTAACACAAACGGTATCGCGGCCGGTCACGCGAATTGGTCGTCAGCTCCGTTTAGACTCGACATGAAAGGGAATCTCGTTGCAAACAGTCTGACGGCTAATTATGCGAAGATATTCTCGTCCAACTTCCAGGACGGTGCAATTACTGGTTCGAGTATTAACGTCGGTAACGGTCAGTTTACGGTTGACCGAAACGGAAACATGTACGCAGGTAACGGCCAGTTTCGCGGGGATATTTCGGCATCGACGTTTACTGGCGGAACGATTACTGGTTCATTAATTCGTACATCAGCGAGTGGTCGGCGCATAGAGGTAGACGGTAGCGGACTGCGAACATATGACGGAGGAGGACGAAATCGCATCGTTATTAACACCGGATCAGATTCCGGAGTATCTGCGATATCGTTCTACGGTTCTAGCGGAAACCATGTCGGGGAGATCAACTCGTACAACTCATCGAGCCAACTCACGATATACGGAAGCGATATAATGATCGGTTCGAATGACACTTCGAATCCTATCCGGATGAACGGAGCTGCGCGATTCGCAGGGCCTTCAACGTTTAATAGCAGCGTTCAATTTAATGGGAACGTCGGAGGGTTGTCACTTGAAATTGAAAACATTCGAGGACTAGGCGCGCAATTAACTTCACTACAGTCTCAGATAGATTCTCTTAGATCCGCTCATAATAATCACCGACATTCTGTTTCTGTTCCAAATCATAATCACGGCAATCCGCAAAACGAAAATTCTGGTGGTGGAACATTTACGTCGACTACTCCGTAGTGATAATATGAGGATAAATAATCCAACGGAGGTAGACTGATATGAAAAAGTGGACTTACTTATTAAGTGGAGTTGTCATCGGCGCACTAGTTGCCACCGCCGGAAGTGTATTTGCGGAACAGGTAAAGACATTAGTTGGAAAGCAAGTAACCGCGGAGTATGATGTCGTTGTTAACGGAAAGGTACTGCAAGATAAAGGTGCGGCCATTAACGGACGTGCGAACGTACCGGTGCGCTCCCTAGCAAATGCAATAGGAGCTGATATAAAGGTGGAGGGGAAAAAGATATTAGTAACACTAGAGAAAGAAGAAAGACCGTCCGCTGGAAGTTCTTCTGAGACTTCTACTGATTCAAACAAATATATCGGTGGGTCAAAGAAAAGCTTAGAAGAACTAAAAGCAAGTCTTGAAACTAATACACTCAAGCCAAGAACTGAAGAACGAGCACGTCTCGTCGCGGGACTGGACGAATTGAAAAAATCGTGGGAAGGTGCGGAGCCTTCGCCTGCAATCGTGAGTACAGAAAAACAAATACGTTCGTACGACGAAATCATCGAAAAGGCAAACGAGGAACTCCGCCTAGTTAACGAAGCACTCGAAACAGCAAAATAAAACGAATAGTAATCGACTAAGCTCACGGAATCCAACCGTGGGCTTTTTCTTTTGCCCAACGAAAATATAACGGAGGGATGACGATATGCAATATTTTATCGTAACGGAGAAGAACGGAGATCGAAGCTTGGTATGCGCGCCTAACGAACAGGCATTGACGGTGTTAATCGCGTCACAGGACGATGATTTCGAGTTTGAATCGTACCTGCGCCTAGATTCGGATACGTTTGATCGCGCAGGGTTCATTATGTATGAGAAAGAGGAAGCGATGAGATCCGAAGACAAATCGTATGGTGTCTACGAATTATTCGAGGAAAGAACCCGAGTAGCTGATCAGCTACGTAAAGTACATGTTGACTACGATGTTCTCACGAAAAGGATTCCAGACGAGGGAAGCAAGATAACAATATCGGTAACTGAGGTCGGCCTCAACGATGGTTGTGATGTTCACACGCTTTTCGCAGAAACAGAACGAATGTGCCCAATCAAGCTTTTGTATGGATAATGTCAATAACGAAAGACTATTTGTTCAACTTTCCAATACTGAAGCCTATTATCTGGTCAGAGAAAACGTACATCCTGCTCATTTCCGTCCTAGTTCCTGGATGAGCATACGGCATAAAGATTACGTCTTTTAAATGTAGAATTTCCGACCCATTAACGATGTTGGAATTTTCTGGTCCTATACGTTCTTCTGCTTCTCGAATAAAACCATTTCTTACTGGAAGAACAAAATCGTGGAGATAATCAAACGCTGCTCCTTCATCCTTCCCTAAAATAATATCACACTCGAAAATTCCAAAAGGAACATAAAGCAACACTCTTGAACCCTCGTCTAGTTTGAGAGTTGTAATATCACCGGATCGAACACCAGCGATTCCTTCGCTGAATGCATAAAGGCTTAATTCTTTAATGTCTATCTTGTTGTCTACGACTTTTGATCTAATTTCCAGGTCTTGCATTTTACAACCTCCTATCTTGATTGGGCGGTTATTAATTCGACACGGAATCAAGAATACCTTCAAATAATTCCAAAAAAGGAGACGCGATTCATATGAAACTACGACAGCTTATCGAATGCACTATCGACATATCCGATCCGGTTCCGGAGCTTGCCGCGGTAATCTCGTCCGTCATCGGATGCCATCCGGACAAGCAAACGGAAATCCTACGCGCATTGGACGAGCAAATCGCAATGGCTCTCGCGGATATTGAATCGAAGGATATTGCGGAGGAGACGGAGGTGTAACGGATGGAGATCGACATGCTTAAATATTTTCTTACGCAAGGGCCGTTCGCGGCTCTTTTTGTTTGGCTCTTAATCTACGTCATGAAAACGAATCGAGAGCGCGAGGGACGTTTGCAAGATTTGCTCGACAAATTCTCCGAGAAATACGATCTCATTATCGGAGAGATTCGCGACATGAAAGAACGCTTACCACGAGACAAGGGGGAATAATCGTATGAATTACGAATATCGAATCGACCATATACCACGCAATACTCCGTGTAATCGCCGTCCAGGAAACGCAATGTCCGCGACGACGATTACGATTCACAATACGGGGAACCCAACGTCCACCGCGCGAAATGAACGTGCGTGGTTGACGAATCCATCTAACGGCCGGACAGCATCGTATCACATCGTCGTCGATGAACACGATGCCATCGAAGTGTTGCCGCTCAATGAAAACGCATGGCACGCAGGAGACGGAAATGGCGATGGTAATCGGAAGTCTATCGGCATCGAGATTTGCGAGAGTGGAAACTACGCGAAGACTCTCGAAAATGCGGCCGACCTCGTAGCCAAGATGCTGAAAGAACGCGGATGGGGCGTTGATAGACTGCGCCGCCATTTCGATTGGTCGGGGAAAATTTGCCCGAGCAAGATGTACGACGGTGGTAAATGGACGGGCTGGTTCGCATTTAAAGCGGAGGTGGAAAAGCGATTGAAAACGGAAGTGAAGCCGCCAACGACTCCGACCACATCCGCGAAGCTGTATGTCGACGGCAAGCGCATCGACGACGGGATCATCATCGACGGCGTTACATACTTTCCGGGGCGTGCGGTTGCGTTGGCAATTGGCGCAACGATATCGTGGGATAACATCACGAAGACCGTGAAAATAACGACAAAGGGAGCGAAGTAACGATGGAAAAGATTAATTGGACGCGTAAACTCGCAAGTCGGAAGTTTTGGGCACTAGTGGCCGCGCTAGGGACGAGTGTCCTCGTTGCATTCGGAGCAGGCGAGGAAGCAATCGTTCAAGTTACCGGAGTGATTGGCGCAGTTGGTGCGGTGATTGCGTATATCTTCGCGGAGGCTTACGTCGATGGTAAGCGCGAGGAGAAGTCGGAAGGAGATTCGCGTGAGTAATTACAACTATACGAAATGTGTCGCGTCCAATGGCGTCGTACTGCACGCGATTAAAACGTCACCAAACAACATCGCGCTAAAATCCAATCGTTCAAACGTGTACTCACGCTCAGATGTCGCCGTCAATGGCGGCTTTTTTAGTTTCGGCAGCGGCGATGTACTTTCCATCGCGGTACAGAACGATATGCCAGTCGCGGGCAAGCGTGGCGCATACGGAAGTGGATGGTTCAACGCTAAATATGCGCGGGGAACTCTCGTGTGGGACGCAGCTGCGCGGAAGTATTCCGTCCAGGTCGTTAGTTCTGCGAGTGATATCGTCGTATCCGATCGTTCGCGCTATTGGGCACAAGGTGGGATCTCGATGTCATTGCGGGACGATGCTGGTTGGGAAGGGATTGCCCGCGCTCAGAACATGCCGAGCATGACTGCGAGTGTGTATCGGACGGCACTCGTTTACGGCTCCGGCCTGAGCGTTTGGTTAGTCGTTACGAATACACCGTGTACTGCGTCGCAGTTTCGCGCAGCCATAAAGGAGAGAATCGGGAGTGGCACGTTAGTCGACGGAATATTCCTCGACGGTTCCGGATCGTCGCAAATGCGTTGTGATAGCGTGAGATTGCGCGGAGATGGACGAAATGTCTATTCTATCGTCGCGGTAATGTGATATAATGGAAATGTATCCGGAAGCACCGGTGCAAACGAAAAAGCCGTCGGGGAGCTAACGTTCCTCGCGGCTTTTCATCGCATATTCTTCGGCTTTTACTTTAATCCACAGCGGCCGCCCCTCGCAGACCGCATCCGGTCGTAACATGTCCCCGCGATAATCGGATTCGAGTGCTCGTTTCCCGGATTTACTAACGTTTTGCTGAGTCGTGTTTAGGAGCTTGGCGAATCCTGCCGCGCCAATCAATTCGAGGGGCTGTGTTAGTTTCCCTCGCGCACAAACTCGATTCCTTTTTCTGTCATCTCTTCGATTAATCTCTGCAACATCTGTTCAGCTCCTTTTCGTCCACCCACATAGGAGTAAATATCCGAAATGTCATGCGAGTTTGCTTGTTTGGCATCTGAAAGGTAAGGATGGGATACTGGTATTAATTCAACCTCGACAACATCGAGATTCATCGTCACCCAAATACCTGGATAACACTCCTCTGCAATTGAGAATCCTTCTTTCGCTAAGCAATCCTCGGCAATGATTAGTGACCTGCTTTCTAACGGCTGGCTACGAGTGGTATTTAGTACCTTGATTTTCATAGTACGACTGACTCCTCTCATTACTTCCTCATCCAGTTTTTCTGGCCTATCGGCTCATCCGCATATCTTGTTGTTGATTTAAATATACCAAAATAGGTTGTGTTGCACAACCGAACAATATACGAACGCAGCATAAATTTATTGGAAAACTATGTCCGCAAACGCTCCGGCAGATCTAGATTTCCCGTTGTTGTATCCGCGCTCATGTATACACGCATCCTTTCGTTAGCCTGCGCTCTCACTAACGACCACAACATCCGTATGTTACTCGTATATCCGCGACACACAAAATCCGCGCGTATTCCTTCCATATTGCGAGTTATTTCGTATACCTTTATCCCGCGCGCTCGAAACTCTCGTCTAATTTCCGTCAACATCTTCGTAACGCGATCCATTGCGGCCGAAATCATATCCGTATATATTTCCGGATTTCTCACGGACTCCTCGATAATCTGCTTATCGCGTTCGTATGCGGATAATATCATCGGGAGTAGTACGTAAGATTTAATCAATTCGAGTTCCTCTCCGGTTGCCATCGTAGGAGGCATCGTTAATCACCTCATGCTTGATTTTTGATCCTGTGCGTCGACAGGAACGTTTGTTCTTATTATAATACCGTGCCTAATTTCGATCAATGTTATTTTCCGCGAATATTTATACGATATGCCTAAACGGGACTTTCGTAATCCTGTGTATATATAATAGAAGGAAAAATACCGCACAGGATTTTTGTAATATTTTTCTACGAATTTAGATGTTGCATCACGTAAGCATACCGTGCTATAATCTTACTCACAGGACTTCTTCGAGAATGTCCTAACGAAATGATCCGAATGCGGAGAGTCCTCGTGAGCCTAACGAGTGCATAAACGGAAGCATTACGGAATATGGCGTACAAATCGCGTAACAACGCGCTTTATATGCCGGGGTGGCGGAATTGGCAGACGCACAGGACTTAAAAAACGTTGCTAGATTCGTAGATTCGTTTGCATAACGATTGCATAAACGATAGCCTTCCGTTGCATAAATATCCGTCAGCATTTCGATAGCATTTTACGAGAACCCTTCGCGAATAACGTGAAAGGGGTTTTTTATTTGGCACGATTATTACGCATAAGTGCAGACGACGACTTAAGTGGTTTAGACTGGAAGTTTCTCCTCTCTGATTTCCTCCGCCTTAAACGGGCACAGAAAGTCTCCGATCATACTCTTAACGATTACCAGCAACACGTATCCCTCTTTTTCCGGAGGTTTCCGAATGCTCCGGACTCATTCGACGAACTCAAAAACTCATGTTTTGCGCATCTCTCAGAAGAGATCGCGGCGTCCACGTACAACAATCGCTTAGTATATCTTCGCTCGTTTCTCGATCATTGCGTAGAAGAAAGCGAACTGTCATCAAATCCGCTTGCGGGAATAAAGAAAAAGAAAACAACGGGACGCAAGGTTGATATAGACGTCGATGTTTTGAAGAAGCTTCTTACATTGCCGGATCAAGGTTCTTTTGCGGGGCTTCGCGACTATACATTAATTCTCCTTACTTATGATACAGGTATTCGACCATCCGAAGCATTTCGGCTAATTCCCGAAGACTTTCGCGAGAAGGAGTCGGAACTGTATATCCCCGAGGAAACCGCGAAGTCTCGTACATTTCGGAGACTGCCGCTCTCACCAAAAACGGTGAAGGCAATCAAACGGTTGATTCACGTCCGACCTTCCGAATGGGGGAGTAGCGTGCCAATATTCTGCACATACGAAGGCAAGCATCTCACGCGCCATACGTGGGGCGACCGTATGGAAATGTACTGCAACAAGCTCGGGGTACACATCCGTCCGTATGATCTTCGTCATTCTTTTGCGCTAAACTTCTTGCGCGGTAACGGGAACGTTTTCGCATTGAAGGATCTACTCGGACACACTACGCTGAAGATGACGGAAAATTACGTTAACCTGGCGAATCAAGATTTGAAACATCAACACGCGGAAGCAACGCCTCTCCACCGGCTCGCGCCCGACGTGAAACGAGTAAATAAAATATAACGGAAGAGCGTCGGCCAATTTCGGTCGGCGCTTATTTTTTTTCGTCACGAATGCCCAACGCGTACTCTCTCGTCGGTACTATTCATTAGACGTTAAAAAAATTAAACTCTAATGTCCCAATTTAACAAAGTGGGTGCCATACATATAGTAAGGAGGTGAACAACGATAGATAAACTAGTCAGCATCGAATCGCAAACAGAATACTCCGTGATGTCCGGAACTTCCGAAACGCGCATCTTCGTGAAGATGTACGTCGACGCGGTTAAATCCGGATTGCTCGCGGACATGGGTGCGGAGAGATGGCATACGTTATGCGCGATTGCTTCGTACATGAACGCAAAGGGCGAATGTTATCCGACACAGGCGCAAATTGCACGCGGGATAGGCACGTCCAGAACAGCCGCGAGTAGGCGTATTAAAAAGCTGTTGGACTACCGCTGGAATGGGCGACCGGTCGTCACCGTCGTGAAAGACCGCAAAGGAGGTGCTTTTGATAACAACCGATACACCGTTCTTCCTATCAGCGGACTTGCGATATTTGACAAATCTAAATAATCCACCATGTGTAGTCTACGCCACACGGCACGCACGCCACATGGCGTCGGCTACACAGTAAGAAGAACTAAGGTTTTAACTAGAACTAATGTTTTAAGAAGAACCATAAATAATACGCTCGCACTAGAAAAGCACTATTGCTCACGGGCGATTTGAGAAAAGGAAATACCTTACATATATTCTCGCGCGAAGGTGTATGTAATAGATACTTGTTCGCGATAGTTGATGCCGAGTGTCAAAGACACGAAGGCTTGAGGCGTCAGCCTCATAAGCAACGCAAATATACGTTAACTCACGAAGGAGGAATTAACGATGAAACCAACG